GCATAGTTTCCCCTGTGTCTCTAAAGTGTTTGTTTCCTATTTGTACTATCATATCCCCAAGTAATGTTTAGACCAAACTAAAAATGTTAGTGTCAGAATAACCACTATAAAAAGTTTTAAATCTTTCATAACCCCATCCATTTATCAGCGTGAGCGCATAGTTGGCAAAACGTACATACTAGTCCAAAAGCAGCTACGTATATTATTGTGTCAAATATAAAGTTTTCTATCTTACGCTTCATAAAAGTCGAGTATGAAGTTCCCTAAATCAACCCTTTCCCAATAGGTCATCCCTTTTAAGTCTTTTATTTCTGTTTGTACACATTCTTGCTTATATAAAAGTTTATTATAATCAAGTGTCATTTCTTTGCCATCTCTTTCAAGGTCTATAAGTTTCCAAAAAATTCTTTTTTCCTCTTTTTGTAAATCTTCTAGTTCTGTTATCATAATGTTTGTTTTATAGTGCTAATATATAAACAATATTTTAATTAACCAAATGTTTATAAAGTTAATGTATGTAGTACTTACCAAAGTTAGGCTTACTTAATATAGAGTAGCAACTATACCTAGCTGCATCAAGTGTGTGGTTGTGTAAATCTTCAGGTACGTTAGTTATTCTACCTGCTCTATCTTCTTTCCACTTATAGCTTCTAAACTCTTTTATCATATTCTCGCTATCCTTTGTTACGTGGAGTTTATATCTTTTAAGTAGGTCTATCCCTGCTAGTACAGAATTAGCACCCTTGTAGGACTTCATCACCTTGTGTCCGTATCTACGCAACTGTTCTATTATTTCAGGTCTTGCACTATCAGCATAAGTCATACCTAATACCTCTACTCCTTTTAAGTATTGGTGTATGTCCTCTGTTGTCATCTTTGACCTGTATAGCATTTCTTTAAAGTATAGGTTGTGGTCTTTCTTGTATGTTGCAACAAGTGTAGTAGGGTCGTTAAATCCAAAGTCCATCCCATAAGCCACAAGCTGTGCATCGTCAGGTATGCTATCAATCTCCGTGTATTTGAATATAGTTGCTTTGCTAATTGCTCTTTGCCCAAGTCCATATATACGCCAATAGTTCTCATCTGTGTCTTTTAGTAGTTCTATCTCGCTCCTTATGCTATCGTCTAGGAATGGATTGTCTAGGTAGGTAGTGTTGTATATTTCTACATCTTCCCTTTGCTCTAGCTTCTCCCATATCCAATGGTACTCGTCAGAAGGGTTAAGGTCTCCTACTATCTTGTCTGTTGTTCTAAATACTAATTGCTGCCAATCTTCAAATGTCAGTTCATTCATCTCATTGGCGAAAAGTAAATCCCTCTTACGCCCTCTAACCTTTTGTGGTTGGTCTAATGATATAAACTCTATGAGGTTGCTGTCTAGCTTATACTCGTGGTTACTCTTATTGTGGTGCTGTTCATCGTATAAGTCCATACGTTTGAGTATCTCTAGGAAGTCTCGCATCACAGTTGCACGTACAGCAGGGAATGTCTTACGGCAAATAGTAATCGTTTTGTTTTCGTTGTGTTGGCAATAGTGTAGAATAATCCACAGCAGTATGTTGTATGTCTTACCGCTCCTAGTTCCACCCACTTCTAATGTTATCTTCCTATTAGAGTTGGTTAGGTGGTTATATACTTTATTTACTTGTATTGTGGTCAATCACTTCTACCTTAAAACTTTTTTGTTTTGTGTCGTGCTTTATCTCACGCTTTGTACCGTTTAGCCTGTGTGCTTCTTCATCACTACTAATCATCTTCATAGCTGCTATTTGCAATACAGGTGCGGCTTCAGTTGTAATCCAATTATTAAGTAACGCTACTTTCTTAACAGTTCTATTTTCTTCTATTGCCTTTTTTATGCTGTTAAGTTCGTTAAGTTTATGCTCATAAAAAGTAGGCTTTGAACAGGGTAAATAAGCAACTACGTGTTCTATAAACATCAGTTTATGCTCTTTAATGGCTTCTAGTGATTTTCTTTCTAGTTCTTTAGTGTCGTACATAGTTAAGCGTATTAAGTTATTGTAAACCGCTTATAAGTATAACGTAATTAGTTTACTTTTTTAAAACACTAAATTATATATGCTATTCCAAATAGCTATTGTCATAATTCCTATTACTATCCAAGCTAATACTTTTGTGTGGTTTATTTTCATAAGTTTATTATTATTTCAATCGCTCCACCTATTACTCCTATTGTTAGAAAGGCAGCCCATATAATTGCTATTATGTATATTGCTTTTTTCACAGTATTACTGTTTCTGATGCGTTGTATATAGTTGCTTGTTGGTTTCTAGGTCTTATATTGTTTCTGCGTGTTTCTTTTAACTCGTTTCTCAATTCGTCTATCTGACCTTTTAGTTCAACTATCTTTTCCTCTAATACTCTGTTTTCGTATATCATTGTCTCAACAGTAGCAACAGTACCCTTTTTAGTGTACAAGTTATATACTCTATCGTATGCCTCTTTAAATGCAGGGTTATGGTTGTAATCCCAATCAAAGTTATTTAGGGAATGTATTACAGTTGCGTGTGTCTGCCCTAGTGTATCTCCAATAGACTTGTAACTCATTTTAGTAGTTAGGGTTAGTATCTTGTAGTATATCTTTCTAGCGAATACTATTTCTCTGTGTCTAGTGTTTATTGTTATGTCTTTTCCTGTTTGCTTCTCAATCAAAGTTTTTAGGTGTTGTATGTTCTCCCTGTTTCTTTGTGTAGTATTTAGTAAGAAGTTTTTGTATTTCATCTGTATAATAGTTTATTAGTTTCTCGTTTGTGTTTTCGTATGCTCTTTGTAGTTCGCCCTTAAAATAGGAATAACTTTTTATTAGTGTTGTCTTACGCATCTTTAAATACTTTGCGTTTGTTTATTAAATTCCATACACTTGTTAGGCTTATACCGTGTTTTCTGCTTAATTTACGATAACTTTTAACTTCTTTGTATTCTTTTTTTAATTTTATCACAAAATCTTTAGGATATTTTATTTGTGCTTTATTAGCTTTTGATGTATCTCTTTTACGTTTTTCTTTAGGTATATCCAACGCATTATCTTTATATGTTCCGATAGCTATATTATCCCAAGAATTATCTAAGGAATTTCCGTTTAAGTGTCTAACTACAATACCATCTTCATATAATGTATCTTTAAATTTCTGATATGCTTGTAATCTATGTGTATGTAAGATATGTACTTTGTTTAATTTAAATGATGTTCGCTGATAGCCTTTAACGTTTAAGTTTCCTATAACCTTGCCTTTTGGATTTAACAACTGTCCATCTTTAGTAACTCTGTATCCTTTCTCGTATGCTATTTGTTCTCTATTCATAATTTAATGCATCTAATATAATCATTTCTTCTTTAACCTCTTGTAGCATTTGTAAAGCATCTTCATAATCTCCTAGCTTGATGGCTAGTTGTATGGTTTCCATATCGCTTATAAATCGTTTCATAGTGTACCTCTTAATGTGTAACTATCTAGGTCTGCATCTTCTATAAAGAACATCTTGTATCTGTCTATTGCTTCAAGTGTTTTGCGTTCCCCCTCTAAATAGAAGTCCTCTGATACATCGTATATCGCTATGTCTAGTGTGCCTTTGTCTAAAGCTACAAACGTAAACTCTGTATAGGGTATGTCGAATAGTTGGCAGTATATATAAACTTGTATATCATAACCGTATTTTTTAGCTGAATAGGGGAAAGCTCGTATGTCGGTTGTAGTTTTTAAATCTACTATACCTTGCTTACCTAATACATCTGCTTTGCCTCTAAATGGCATCATATCTATATTACCAATAGCAGGTACTTCTGTTTTGCAATCAGTAATAAGTTGTAAGGCTTGTTCATTCTTAAAGAAAGCATCTATTAACCTTTCGTTTTCGCTTCGCTCTTTTGCTGTAAAACATTCGCCATACTCCTCTACTGCTTCCTTAAACTTTTTAGCGTTTCTACTTTGTACGTCTATGAATTTTATCTCGCTGTATTTTTCAGGCTCTAGTATAGCTGTGTGGAATAAATGCCCTGCACGTAAAGCAGGTGAAGTTTCGTTCTTGCTGTACTTTGTAATGTAGTGATATTTTTTTGGGCTTGTCTGTAACAATTTAATGCTGCTGCTACTTAATGCGTGTTTACCTAAATGCCCATAGTAAAAGCTATCATCATCCATTTTAGATAGTAACTCTTGCCTATCCCACTTCTCTCCGTTTAGTAATGTTATCATAATCTATATGTTTGTTATAATGTTTTCTCTTGTAGTTTCTCGTATAGTTCTTTGTAATCGTCTGCAAGGTCTTTATACTTATCTCGCTTCTCTCTTAATCTGTTTATGATTGCATTGGCTTCTTTTATTTGCATCTCACAAGCTGTTGCATAAATATAGGAGTTTGTCAAATACTCTGTAACGTGTTTCAGTTCTTTGTTGTCAGGGCTTTTCTCTAACCACTTCTGTATAATGTGTGAAGCTGCTGTAAAATCTCCTTGAAATTTAAGTTTTAGTAGTTCCCTGTTCATCCTTGTTTTTTAGCTGTTCTACTACTTGTTCTAGTATCATATATATTTTAACTATATGCTGTTCTAGTTCTTGTATTCTTGCTGATTGACTTGCTCGTTTCTTATTCATTCTTTTCGTCTAGGTAATCGTTTGCATCTATGCATAAAGGATGGTCATCATCCATAGCAATATTAAATGTAGCTCTTAACCCTACACCTCTAAAATAGTCTATGCGTTCTTTATAACTCATAGCAATAAAATCTTTATTATTCATATATGTTTGTTATTATAGCTTGTTTCTCTTGTAACAAATATACACTTTTATTTTGTTTATTGGTGTTCCACATTGTAGTTTTAGGACAGTACAGTTCTTCTTTCTTTAAATCCTTTAGGTCATTTAGCCAAAACATATAGTTGCCTTTAGGGTCATTTACAAAGTAAAACTTCTGAATATCGCTATCCATCTTCATAAGATTGTTATACTTACCAACCTCTAGTATTTTGGTTTCATAGTACTTATCTCTAAACTTCATCTCGATAACACACTTTAATCCTTTAGGAGTAATACCCTGTGCATCGTATGGTAGCATTGTTTCCCCTGTGTGTACCAATCTCCAACCGTCTAGGTTAAGAGCAGTAACTAGGGCTTTCTCAAAACTATGTATTAAGTCCAGTTTCATATATCCTTGTTATTTGTGCTATCCATTCTTTTATACGTTTTGGGCTGCACGTACAAGGCTCGTGATAAGGGTGTGCAAATAAATCAGCGTGTGTCTCACATATAAATTTATACTGCTCGTTTGTTAGTTTGTTTCCAAGTGTAGCAAGAAACACCTGCCATTGTGCTACTTGGTGTTGGCTCATTTTTCCTTTTGGCATATTATAATTCTATATCATTCCACTTCTTTCTACGGTCATCACACCCACAGTCAGGATATATCTTTTTGTAAACATATCTTATACCTGTGTACTTTGTAATGTAATATACTAAATCTCCTAATCTCATAATAACTCATTTATTGGTAGTATAATTCCTTTACTAGCCATATTGTCTCCACCTTTTTTATCCCTATCTGTGTTTATGTATTTTCTGCATTTTGCTTTTAAATCTTCTGTTTTTATAATATAAAGTTTATCTAAATATATGTAATATATATCAGCCTTTGTAGTAGATATACCACTTGGCTTACCGTTACAAAAATACTCTACATAGAAAGTTTCCTGTTACTTTATATTGTGCATCGCTTTTAACTTCAACACCTATTTTTAATTCAGGAATATATATATCCCAATCTAAACAGTAACCGTCTATTATGTAGGCATTAGGGTATTTTTTCTGAATAAGCAACAAGGCTTTCTTCTCATACTCTTGACCATTCTTTAAGTCCTGTTCAAATTTAGTGGTCATATCTTATTTCTTTTTGTAGAGTTATCATCTCTCCATAATGGTTGTATGTTGGTATAATGAAACAACTTAATTACCTCATCTATTGTGTGAGCAGCATCTAATGGTATTATATGGTCAAACTGCCAATTGTTTTTCCCTGCTCCATAATTATCTAAAGTCATACCGTCTTTAAATTTACTGACTATATAATCTATAAATTCCTGCTTATCATTTACACATAAAACTTTCATTATTCTATTGTCAGTCCATTTACTTCTTCTCCAACCTTGTGTAAGGTGCGCTCTTAATATTTGCTTCTCTCTATATACAGGGTCATTATGCCATTTATGTTTTCGCTTTTTATTTTGTGCAATCATATATTTAGGATTGTTTTTTATATCCTCTCTTTTACACTTTTTACAAAATGTATAATCTTTGCTATATTCCTGCAAGGGTTTTAATGTATGGCATCTGCTACAAGTTTTCATAGCTTATCTTTTATCTTGCGTTTAACTTTCTGATAGGTATTGTAAAGGCTTCTATACTCTATGTTGGTTTCCCTAGATAGTGCTGATATATTGTTAGTGTCCTGTACAAGTTCAAATACCTTTTTGTCGTACCAATGCATCTCATTTAGTGCTTGGTTTACTTTGTCAAAGGCTTCTTCAAATATCTTTTCATCTTCTAACTCTACCTTTGTCTTTTCTTCTATTAAGTGTTTTATGTAATCGTCTGTTAGGTCTACAACTTGTGTGCGTTGC